GCAGGCCCGAGAGATAGAGCAGACACTGATAGCCATTCAGGGCAAGTTTGGCACCATCTTGGGCTGACCTTCCCTCTTCTTTTTGCCCGGTGGACAATGACAGGCAAAGTGTCAAAGCAATCCACTGCCGGATATATGACTTGTGCAAATATAAACGCTTCCGGGCCTTTGGCAGGTTGAAAATATGGCTGAAGATTGTGATCCGGCGGTTCTCCATGCAAGGGTATGCGTGTTGGAAGCCGATAACAAGCGGCATGATTCTGAGATAGGGCAGTTGTGGGGCGACGTGAGTACGCTAAAAGCATGTGCCGCCAGCCTGCCAGAGATGAAAGACGACGTTTCCCAAATCCGTATAGCGGTCGATCAGTTCAAGGACTGGATGACCCGCGAGGAAGGAGTCCGGACCGGGAAACAAGCGATATGGGCGACCTATCGCGAGCCTATCCTGAGACTGATCTACTTCTTGGCCAGCCTAGTTGTACTAGGGATATATGAGATCTGGCAGCACCTAGCGGGGACGGTCTGAATGAGGCTCACAGATCTGGATTGGCGGGAAGTCCTGAACGAATGGGAAGTAGGAGACCTCATGTACCTCCGGAGCATCATCGATGAAAAGCTTTCAATGTGCTCGCGGCGCAAGGCAATCATCAGGAGGGAGTAATCATGTCGGTCCTCATCTCGATTTTCCCGATGGCTGGCGAGGTTATAATCTATATCTGGAAGGCCATAGAACCCGACATGAAAGATCCGTTTTGGGAGGAATGAGATGATCACGGATGACGACCGGGAACGGTGGACCGATGAGTCCGCCACCAGTTTCCGTTTATGGGCCTCTGCAGAAAGGAAATCCAAAAGTATCAAGATAACCCAATTCGACCCTTCCCCCGTTATCAGGAAGGTGTTTTATGAAGCCGGCGATGCCCAGCTAGACGTTCTGTCTGAAGAGTTCGGCGTGGGCTATCGCTTCGACTTGAGATCGGCAGAAGCTGAGGCCTGGATCAGCGAATACTCCGGGCAACAGATAAAATACATTTCGGCTACCAACCAGGCGGCCATCCGGCAGATCAAGCTCATCGCATTCCAGGAAGGCATGACCATTCCGGAGCAGAAGAAGCTCATCAAGGAGCATATTGGCCTACTGCCTCAGCACGTGGTCGCGGTGCAGAACTATGAGGCGAACCTGCGAAAGTCTGGGATGGACGAAGGCTCTATAAGCCGGCTGACTGAGAAATACAGAAAAAAGCTCATCAATTACCGGGCTAAGATGATTGGCGTAACCGAAGGCATGGCAGCCAGTAACGAGGGTATCAGGAAAGCCAATGAAGATGCCATGAAGCGCGGTATCCTACCAGCAGACAAATATGAGCAGGTCTGGATTGCATCCGGGCTGCCCAACACCTGTGACCAATGCATGGCCGCGAATGGCAGCGCCGCTCCAATCGGCGGAACATTCCCGAACGGCTCCCGTGGCCCGCCCATACATCCTCATGATCATTGCACAGTCATAATTAGGAGGAAATGATGCCCAGAGTAACATGGAACGGTGAAGCCCTGGCGGCCAGAATCCTGTCGTCCGTGGTGGATGGTGCCGAAGAGTGGGCGCGGGCCGATGCTATGCCTCTGGCCGTGGAGAATTGCCCGATTGACCAGGGCGCGCTCAGAGGGTCTCAGACTGTGAAAAGAGAGGACAATTCTGTAATCATGGGCTTTGGGGGACAGGCAGCACCGTATGCACTGATTGTCCACGAGGACCAGACGGTTTACCATCCAGTGGGGAAAGCAAAATTTCTGGAAGACTCATTCAACGAAAAGCTGCCGGATCTTCCTGAAAAAATCGTAAATAGAATCAAGGGGTCACTATGACTATTGTATGGGATATGATGGATGCTCTGATAGCGGCAGGATATGCTACAGAGTTTGGAGTCGACATATTCTATCACTACTTCCAGCCAGAGCCGACCGCCCAGCTCATGGTCATGCAGAAGCGTGGCCTGAACCCACTTGTGACGGTAGACGATGTGACCTCCCAGCCCGGCCTCCAGGTCTACGTGATAGACAGCGACTTGGAAGCAGCGGAGATCAAAGCCGAAGCTATTTATAATTATTTCAAACTGTTGAAAGGCGTCGTGGGTCAGGCCATCTATGCGTCGGGTGTCCCGGTGTTCCTGGGGCCGATAGGCGATGGCCGATATAAGTTTGTGGTGGACTTCCAAGTATTTGGAAATTAATTCACATGTTTTTATCATTACCAGTTTAGTATAGAAAGTATTACCTCAGAGGTGCAAAAAGGATGACAGAAGCAGTTTCCGGCATGACCGGCTCTCTTTGGGTGTGCGCCACAGCAGAAGGCACATATGTGAAGCTTGGGGAACTATCAGATCTCCGGCTGAGGATTGATGGAAGAGAAATAGATACGTCGAATGTCGATGATGAAGGATGGGGCAGCTCGATCTCTGGCGCCCGGTCAGCAGAGGTCACCGCGACAAACAACCTGATCCTGACCGATGCGGGCTATGCGATCATCATAGCAGCTATCATAGATGGCAGCACCATCTACGCCAAGATCCTGCAGAGCGGCACGCCGACAGTAAGTCCGAAGGGATGGTCGATGGCTTGTGGTGTGAACAGCGGGAACCTTGTCCTGGCGGGCACGGCCACTCAGCAGAAAGCCGACTGGACGATCAAGAATCGCGGCGCTCTGGCAGCCCTGTGAGGTGATATATGACAAGCGCAGTGAGCGGCTTTTCCGCCGCTCTCTATAAGGATGAACAGAACAGATACCGCGTGACTCCGGCTCTGGGATCTAACCGGGATTTGTGTTTTGCATGCAAAGTCACCAGTTGCCCATCGATCCAGATACTCGTGTCGGGAAACAACACTCCTCTATCAGTCACTGTGATAGATGACGACATTGTGGTCCATAGTGCCACCAATGCGAGTGGAGTCGCCACATCCACCGCTCTGCAGATCAGAGACGCCGTGAACGCCGACCCAACCGCATCAGCACTCATCGAGGCCCGTCTTCCTCCTGGCCAGACTGGCGCGGGAATCACGGGCGCGCTTGATGCTGGTGATGTCGCTACAGGCGTGGCTTTCGTTGACCTTGAGCTCGTCGATTCTGGCGACCATCTGACATTCCAGGCGGCAGCGGGATCACGGTATTGGGATGATAGCATTGCCCTTTTCATCGAGGACAATGGCAGTGCGGCATCGGGGTTCAGCGTGAACTATCTCCGGGGATCTGTGACGTTCGAAGAAACCAAGAGCGGCCACACCATAACCGCAAGCGGCACGCGCCGGAGCGAACTGGCCTTCGAAAAGATCCTCTTGGTCTACGATGGGAAACTGAAGATCGATGGCCGAGAGATCGACACCACCAGCATAGACGATGACGGATGGGGCAACTCTATCTCTGGCCGCCGATCATGGGACATGACAGCGAACGCCTTCTACTATGCCGGAGAATCCGATCTTCCGGACGTAGCCGACGTCCTCTACTGGAAGATCTATGCTATCAAGCATACCAAGAGCTTTGTCGGAATGGGCACGCTCCTATCACTGGATCGCATTGTGGCCAATCCAGACAAAGCCCAGGAACGGGCCATAACCATAAAAGGAAACGGGGAGATCTATCCCGAAACATGAATATGGGCTGGGCGATG